TAGTCTATACACACTGTCAACAAAAAGATGAAAAATAAATTAAAAACTTTCATCACATAACAACAACACCACTACCACCGACACTAACACTAACACAAACACCAAACTCGCTCCAATGAAACTCGCTCCAATGAAGGACACCACCACATCTGGGCGCAGTCAGTTTTGGTGGACCCTACCCACCTCACCCTCCTCCAAACACTGTTCGGGCTCCAAACACTGTTCGGGGATATTGTATCGGTAGCATCGGAATCTTTTTTGCTTTTTTCTATTCTTTTTTCTTGACACTATATATAGAACTCTATACAATAGATATAGATAGTTCAAAAAGGGCTATCGTTAACCTACCAACTCAGGATTCAATTATGTACTTGTATCTATTTATCCTCTTCTTTTTCTTTCTCACAACCTACCTCGACTAAGGAGCCAAAAATGTCTATCTATTCCAAATATATCAAATCGGAAAATATCCCAGCTTTTAAGCGTTACATGTCCACACGTGGCCAGGTCCCTTTCCATTCTTTTCACGATTGCATGTTCACAGCTGGAGGCCGCAAACGTAGTATTTTTACTGTGTCGTCTAAGTTTGAAAAACAATCAAAGAAGACACAATCGTACGGCCTCTACCTTGCCCCGGCTACTATGGTTAACGGTCTCAATACCTGTCGAGGTGAGGGTGAATGCGCTAGTGGTTGCATTGCCTATACCGGTAACCTCTCATCGGTTAACAGTCAGAATAAACAATATATGTTCACGGTAGCATTGTACCATCATACAGAATTGTTTTTGATTGAGATTGTACGGTCAATTCTAGAGTGTGCAGGACGTCACGTTTATTTGGGTGAGGATATTGCAATACGTCTTAATAGCACGTCCGACCTTCCCTTTTATATGGTTATTGATATGCAAGCCCTTTGTAATGACATTGAGAACCTTAGCCACTTTTACGATTACACTAAGATTCCTAACCGGTGGAAAGTATCAAGTGAATACTATCACCTTACTTACTCCTGGAGTGAAAAAAGTACGATAAAGACCGTTAACCGGTTTGATCGTGTCAGTATCGTTGTCACCATGACAGATAAGAAGAAGTTGCTCAAACACTACCCCGATATTTTTACCGATGGCGATAGTCATGACCTCAGAGCATACGATGATACAAAATTTGTATTGTTAGGTGTCAAGCAAATAGGAGGGTTCAACGGTATGAAGGAGAAAAGAAAAGTATCTGAGACTTTTATTCAATCTATTGATGAAGTACTTTCTATCTTGGAGGGTGTACAATGAAACCGGATTCCATGATTGATAAGACTATCATTTTTCTATTCTTTGTATTCTGTATGTTTGTACCCGTGTATATCTCTTTCTTTTATCGGTTATGGGTGGGGGTATGATATGAAAATAAAAGATATCACTTTCTGGCTAGTCGTATTTCTTTTGTTTCAATCGTGCATATGTTAGCCTTTCCAATACGTTACAATAGCCCTTGCCTTTATAGGTGGGGGTTTTTTGTTGTATATTGATTATAGAATAGGGATAGAATAGGGTACAAGATAGAAACCAATTAGAACTATTACGATACAGGAGTCAAAACGATATGCCAAGGAAGGGAACCTACCTTAAGAAACCACACAATCAAATTGCAAAGTGCATAAAGGATCAAAGTATAAACGGGCTACTATGGGCTTTTATTCAACTAGCACAGGACGAAATTAAACAGGATGGGAAGTCCGTAACATTCTCAGGTAGTGATTTATCTAAGTTTGTTGCGTTGTTACACCAAAGGGAAGTAACCGACAAGTTAAAAGAACCAGGTAAACAGTTAGACGATACTGCAATATCAGCATGGTTATTGCAGTCACAGCAAAATGACGCAAGCGCAACAAATGACACAAAGTCAGCAAAATGACGCAACTACAGCAATGACACAATATCAGCAATTGCTGTAATATCAGCACCACCACTACCATGTTGCATTTACAGCATCGGTTTGGTTTGCTGTAATCTCAGCACGGCGCCCGAATCTGGAATATGTTGCAATGTCAGCATCGGGTTGGCCATGTTGCATTTACAGCATCCGAAACACCGAAACACTTTGCTGGTTTCACAGCATCGCGCGGGTGGGTATATTGCATTTACAGCATCCGAACACTGTTTGACGCAATCTCAGCATCGGGTCCGTTTTGCTGTAATCTCAGCATCCAAACAGCGCGCGCCTCATATTGCAACTACAGCATGATCGTTAGGCGGGCTTGGCTTGGGGGTTTTCCGTGCTAACTAGAGACAAAAGAAAACCCGATAGTATACAATGATACTATCGGGTGAGATGATTATTGGAATATATAGATGCTGAATGCAACGTATAAACATCCTAAGATTTTAATAATTATCAGTTCTCTTTTCAGTTTTTTCATTTGCTCATCAGTTAGGTTTTTTGTGTATTTTTCTTCCATGTTATCTCCAGTTGTTGGTAGGTTTAGGTTATATCGCCTGTATGGGAAGGAAGGGGGTACAATACAGACAACACAAAAGGAATGAATGCAATAAAAAATAGCAAGGCGGCTTTTTTATTGCATGTAGTGACGTTGTGTTAGTCTTTGTATCCCCCTGTATTACCAATACAAGGCGATGTAACCGGCTACCATCTCAACGGGTTGTAATGTGTTAAATACACAAAAGACCGGACGATTGTCTAATAAGGATTGTATAGGATATGTATTTGGTGTATCTTACGTTTGTGGAGTGTATGTATGGATAGTATCAAACAACAATTGGCACGTGTATTTCAAGACCCCTTCGAGTTCATCAGTAGGCTAAAGATTGTATCAAAGGACGGTCGGGTAGTTCCCTTGCGCCTTAATGCTGAGCAGATAGACATCATCAATGCTTTACAAGAGGGTAGGGATACCTTAGTTCTCAAGCCTCGCCAGATAGGTTCTAGTACGGTTGTTTGCGCTTACATGTTTTGGAAAGCCTATACAGCAACAACACCACTAACACTAATAATACTGTCGTATAAAATAGCGAGTAGTAAACACTTGTTGCATATCCACAAAAGGTTTTATCAGTACCTACCAGAAACCCTTAAGAGAGAGTTAGAGGTCGACAACACAACAGAACTAGCCTTTAAAGGTGGAGGTCGTATTATAGCAGCGGCGGCTACTCAGGCTGGTGGTTTACGTTCTCAGACTTGTTCAATGTTGCATATCTCAGAATATGCTTTTGCAGAGAATCCAGAGGAGTTGAAGGCTACTGCTATCAGTGCCTTGAATGATGGACAGTTGGTAATAGAGAGTACAGCTAACTATTACAATGATGCATTGTGGAAAGAAATACATAAACATCAGATAGGTGAGGCAGATTGGAACTACTTGTTCTTTCCTTGGTATAGTCATGCAGAGTACAGTATGGATGACATACCAATAGCCTTAACGGATGAGGAGACTAGGCTACAAGAGGACTATGGTTTGACGTTGGGTCAGTTGTGTTGGAGGCGCGAGAAGATAAGTAAGTTAGGATGGGAGAAGTTTGTACGAGAGTACCCGATGACCTTGGACGAGGCATATCGTATATCTGGGAATACATATTTTACGTATGATGACTTTGAGCATGTGGATGTGGTAACTGTTAGTCCTGTGGAGTGGGTAACGTTTGAGGAGCCTAATCCGGATGATACGTATGCTATAGGGGTAGATGTTAGTGGTGGTGTTGGTAGGGATTATGCAGTTGTGTTTTGTGTGTCTAGGATGACGTTGCAACCTGTTTGTATTTATCGGTCGAATACGGTTAGTCCTGTCCAGTTAGCAGATTACATCTATGACATGAGTGTGACGTATAACAATGCGTTGGCTTTGGTGGAGAGTAATAACTATGGATTGGCGACTATACAAGAGTTAGTGCATCAAGGATTCCATAGGTTTTGGAAGGATGCGCATACAGGTAAGGACTTTTTGACAACGAGTAGAAGGGTATACAGACTGGTGCGATACGGATGATAGACAATGTAACGATGACAGAGTTGCGTAGTATTACTGTGGACGAGAAGGGCATCTTGAGGTTTGGAGAGGATGTAGAGAGTCATTGTGATAGTGCGATGGCGATGGCATTGGCATATTGGTGTTTGAACAGTGTAAAGATAAAGCAGAGTGCATTTTTGCCGGATTGGATTATCAGTCAGAAGGCGGATAGGCAGTTACAGACGAGTGGTGTGAGTCCACATTTGCATAGGAGGTATTGATGGCAGTGTATGTAGTGTGTCCTGTTTGTGGTTGTGACCCATGTGATTGTGATGGTGCAACGGAAGTAAAGTTAGTGAAAATACGATATAGAGTTGGCGATGTAGAGCATAGTGTTTGGGTACCCAAGAGTTTAGCCGACAAGTATTTTCAGATGTATCGAGTGGTTGATATGATGTTGGCAGATGGTACGATAGTAGAGTATAGTAGTGGTGGTGTTGGTACAAAGGAGCCAAGTCATGAGAACGAATAAAGAGTGTGTTGCATTGATCAAGACCGTGCTAGACGAGCACAACCACTTTTGGGACGACCAGCGTGCAGAGATGAAACGGTATCGTGATGTATACGAGAATCGTTTTTGGCAGTCCGAGTATATGGATGACACGATGGTTCGGGTAGAGACAAGTGACTGTTTTAGTTATGTTGAGGGTTTTATTGCGAGTCTTTTTTCTCGTAATCCTGCTGTTGTTGTTGCTAAGGATGCGTCCATCATCGAAGGAAACGCAAAGATGGCACAGGCTGTGGTAAATCGTTTTTTGTTTGACAAGCGAGAACAGTTAGAGATTGCTTCGAGACTTGCGCTCATATATCCATCTTCTTTCCTCAAACTGTCCCCTACGGATAGCACGGATATGCTTGAGAAGGTATCCATCCGTGCGATTCCGTGTTGGGAGATAATAGTGGACATGGATGCCAGTAGTTGGAATGAGCAACGGTTTATGGCGCATACGTATTATCTGCCTATGCCGGAGGTTCGGGATAGGTTTGGTGCGAAGAAGTTTACACCGATACCGAAGGTGGATTACTTTACACCCCAGGAGA